ACAGGGTTGGCTCCTGTTACTAGAGGTTTGATTTGGTCACGAGATCCTTGCCGAGTGTAGATAATCGATCCTGGGCTTGTTCTAATAGGGCCCTCAACGCCGTTGGCCGGCACTGTAATAGGCGGCCTGATGCCGAGCTCTGTAGCCTCCAAGACGGAGCGAGACAGAGCATTGGCGACCTTGATCCCGGGAAGAATCGACATGGCTGGAGAGCGGCCGTACGTCTCTTCTGGAGCCTTGGAGTACCGGGGTACCAAGAATGGCATCCTGCGATAACCACCTTTACTAACCAAATGCTTGTTATTGAGGTCGATGTACATTGAGGCATACTTCATATTGGTGTAATCCAACTTGAAGATGTCTCTGGTGTGCCGTCGATAGATTGCATGCACAAATTCAAGATCGCTGTCTTCGTCAAGAGAGCTAGTTGGTGCAGATGCACCCATCTCTTTGATTTCATCAAGCGTGTCAGGATGCAGGTTGTCGCCAAACGTCTTGTAGGCTTCACGCAGGTTCAGTCGGAAATACCGATAGCATTCAGTGATGTCGCCGTTCTCGTCCTCCACGATGTAGAAGTCAGCCAGCCTACGAGCCTGAAAGACAGGGCCCAATGGTGTGTTGCGAACAAACATGACTCCGGTGCCAAAAGTCACAAGGTCAAGGTAAAGTTCATGAGATGCTACAGCAAACTTGCTTCGCTGACTATCAAACACGTCCATCATCATGCGACTTACCTCGTTGAGGTACCGCATAACAGACTCTTTTTTTGCGTCTTCTGGTTTGACTGGCTGCAGGTTAAACCACTTTGTGCTTGTGTTGGTCAACAGACCCGAAAGGGCCGCAGCAAAGCTTTCGGCAGCTTGTGGTGCAACATCGCTAAAGATCTTGGTTCTACGCTTGCTACCTTGTGTAAACCTCGTCTCAAATTGACGAGTTGGTAACACGTAGTCTGCAATCTCTTGCCAGTGGTGGTGCCAGTTGGCTCGAACGGCTTTAGCCTGCTCGAACTTGTGAATAATATCAGTAGGTTCCAACGCCCTGTCCTTCAAAGCCTTGTGTCAACAAGGTGTTTTGCATGCCGCCCATTTGGTTCTCACGACGAGCTTGCAAACGTCCCTGTTGCGATTGTTGCCGCAGTTCTTCAGGAGACAAGCCTTGTGGAGGAGCTGCAGTGGCGGGATTGGGGATGTCAACCAGTCCAAGGACATCGTCAACAACCCATTCAAAAGCGTCACTAAGCCAACCCATTACTCGTTCTCCAAAATGTCAAACGGGTCATATTCTGAGTTATCCGCAAACTCTTGAAAGTACCCGTCAGCATCAGATTCAGACTGAGCGTATCGTAGCATCATAACGGCATATCTGGTAGCGGATTCGATGTCATCACGCTCAGCCACGATTTTTCCGTCTTTTCTGTGCAGCATCCGTTTTTCTTCAAACCACTGATCAAGGTGGCTGAAGACCTTGAATCTGCCAGTTTTCATACGCTCCAGAATGTCCATGGTGATCGGCTCTCGGGCCTGACCTCCACCTTTGTCATCGTCATATCTGGCAGATACGGGCAACATATTTGTGCCGTAATCTTCGTACTGGTCTTTCAACGCTTGGCCACCGCCTTTGTCCCGAATCATGCCGTCGTGAGGCCAGGCCACTGGGATCCACTGCCCTCTTCTTTGGATTGCGACGGAGTGGTAGGCAGCAGTCTCACCAGACTTGCGGTAGCAGTCAGTCACGTAGACCACATCCGCGTCAGGATCGTATGCGAGCCATGCAGCCCCTGCTGGGTGGTCGATGCCGAAGTCGATTCCGCAGATGCGTCGGAAATACGCCGGTATCTCGAAAGGCTGACACTTGATCTCTTCGTCTGGAACGTTGTATACCCCACCAGAACCCATAAGCGGCACGCCAGCTGCCCGCGTAGCCCTTTCGTGTTCTGGATATGACATCAAGAGTCGGTTTCGCTCCTGCTCGTTTAGGTGTGGTGAATTGTCCCATGTAGCCGTGGCGTAAGAAATGCCGTCGCCGCCATCCAGAAAGTGCCGGACGATGTCTGACATTCCGAACAGAGGTGTCCGGGTAAACATCACAAGACCTTTTTTGTCTAGGACACGAGTTTGGCATTCGGTGAAAATGGCATGGTCAGTCGGCTCTTCGTCAAGCCATACCCCGTGCCGGCTCACACCTTGAAACTTGACGTTGCCCTGCTCGTAGGACTTGAATGCAAGTTCACTGATACCGCCAGTAGCATGTTCAACTTTGACTGTGTCGATGACGTTTTGCACGCCGCACTGTCTGAAGTCAACGTTTTTGATAGACCTTGCTGGTAGCCATCCGGTGCCATCTGGTTCCTTGGTACCAGGTTTCATGCTACCTAGCAGGGCAAATTGACATACGTCTCGCGTCAATTCGTTGGTAGGGCCGGCAACAATCCATGACGTTGGTTCGTCAAACCGTTTGCCTTGCCACCAGTCTGGATAAAGGCCAGTTAGATGTAATGCTACTTCAGCAGCAGCAGTTCGAGTCTTACCAGTTCGGTTGCCGGCAATGATTGCACGCTCAGGGTTGATCGACCCTTCATTGTGCCACTCAGCCTGCCAATCATAGGGACCACCTTCCGAACCTTCTGAGGCAAGTCCCCCGTACTCAGTTTGTATGCGATTTTCGGAGTGAGCTTTGTTTAGCTCCTCAATCAAACGCAATGCTTCTGCTTCTATATTCAACCTGTCAACTCTTCTCGACGGATATGTGCGGAGCCCAGCATGTATTGACCATCGGCTAATTCGCTGGTGCCACTAAATCCGTACATGGCAAATGGGTAGACGTTATGAGTAGCCCCGTCACCGTAAGTCCCCAAGGTAAAAGATTGAGTGTAATTGACTTGGTGATCAGTGATATTGGCAAGTGATTGCGCTTCTGAAATTACAAACGGAGTAGGTGTTTTTTTGTTACCAAGCATATCTGTCAGTGCATTGCTTGGATCGCCGGACCCCGTGCTCTGGTTATTGACGGTGCCTGATGCAAGACCACATGCCAACTTTCCAGAGCGAACGCCATTCTGGGCAAGAGCTTTGATATAGTTCACGAGCTGCCAATGGATGTGGTAAGTGCCAGATTTCAAAGTTATGGAGTGATCTGTAGTATTTACATTCGAGCACCATGATGGCAACGGAGCAGTCGAATCGCCAATTTTAAGGCCGACAGCATGATTTTCATAATTTTGCTGCCCACCAGCTGGATTTGTGTCTGAACCATAATCACAAGTTACCTTAGATTGGCCATCACCGTTGTAGCCAAATGTGAGATTCATCTCTTCAGCAGCCAAACTAGTAATTTGACTAAGGTTCACTGCATCTTTACTGGATACACCGTTTTCAACATTTTTAAGACGGGTGTCTCCTCCAGTTGACCCCCCAAAATCGACTGCAGCATCCTGGATATCAATAACCTTTTGGCCATTAACAAAGAGTCCCATCGAGTCAGAAGCCTGGCTTGCAGCTCGGGTTGACCTGATACCTGTAGTCATTGCAGTTTCGTTACGGACTGAGAACTTGATGTCGTGGTCATCACCTGAGTTTCTTGCTGGACCCATGATGCACAAGCCAGTGTGGTCTGCGGTATCTGACTGAGCAAGCAAAACTGTGTTTGATGGCCCTGAAGAGGGGTTTGTAACACTGCTGGTCTCTTGTACGTGCAAGCTGCCTTTTGAGTTAGTGCAGTCAATATTGACACCCACGCCGCCTGATTGTGCTTTGATGTGCCCGTCGTTTTGGATCTGCAGGTCATCAGTGACTGTGACATCGCCTGCAAACGTTGCGTCACCAGCAACACCCAAAACCCCCACGATAGCACAGTCGCCACTAGAAGCAGTCACGGTGAACTTGTTGCTACCTACGACCAGATTTCCGTCAAGTTGCGAAGCTCCTGCAACGTCAAGATCAACACCAACGTTGACATCACGAAATGTGACATCGTCAGTTGTAGCCAAGCCAAGGGTCGATCTAATCGTGCCAGAATTTGACACGCGATAGACACCGCCAGCAACATCCACCATTTTGCCATTGTCAGCAGATGAGACAGTTGGGACACTGCCGCCACTTTCAGAACCAGTTGGGCCTGTAATATTGACGTTGCCTGAGCCATCAGTAGTAACGGTGATGTTCGTGCCAGTTACAGTTTGGATAGGTGCAGCAGCAGAAGCACGAGCGTTGGTGTGGTAGAGGTTGGAGCCCTCTGCAATGTCGCCTGTATCAAGGACTACCGCGCCGCTTTCACCGTTGACCGACTGAACTGGTGCTACGTCAAATACAGCCCCTGAAAGCTGTTCATAGTTGACTGCATCTTTGGGGTTTTGTCCATTTGCAACGTTGGTAATTTTTCTAGACCCAGCGTCGTAATTTTCTCCACGTGTTGTATCAATGCCAAGGCTTTGTTGGGCAATGGCCGTGAGCTTGTCAAACTGGTCTTCTTGTGCCTCTGCGTCAAACGTAGAGTTGGCCTGCAAATCAGTCGCCTGCGTCAGTGGGATGACGCGGGTGATGATCAAGTTTGCAGTGCCGGCACTGTAAGAGCCGTTGAGCTGCACCGAGCCTACAGAGCCGCTGTTTGCACCAGATGGGGTGTATTGGTCTTGAGCCGTGCCCTCGGTCAACACAGTGCCGTTAAGAATGACACGTAGTTCTGAGTTGTTGAAGAACTGATAATCCAACGTGAAGGTAGGATTACTAGAGCTTTCAGTGTCGAACGTGTTTTGGAATGTAAGTTGGCTGACTGTCATTGTTTATAATCCCGGCAGGGTGTCTACTCTCGGTGGCTCCATACGTTCTGGGCCCTTTCGATCATCTTCTAGGCTTTCTCGCACTGCCCCAACTACGTCACTGAAAGGCAACGCTCTTAGGTTACCACGAGCCAGCGAGATGAGCAAAGCCAATTCAGTTGCCGCTGCAACCCGTGTTCCGGCATCCGCGTTATCTCCTGTAATAGTTTGGACCAGACTCTGAACACGAGCCTGGGCTGCTTCTCCCACCGTTCGGCCGGAGTATTGGTCCATGACTCCAGTTATCTGCATCATGAATCTCAGTGTATTGGTTCCAAACACGTCTGCCGTTCCTGTGCCACGACTCAAAGATTCTGCCAGCACGTTGTCTAAATCAAGAGCATCCTCGTCGCCGTAGATGAACTTCTTAAATTGGGCAATCATACCAATACCCATGGCGAGACTGACAAATTTCATCAACTCTCTTTTTCTCGTTGGGTTGCCACTTGGGTCTCCTCCATACCCAACGCCAGTAGCTGATTCGTCATAGTCAACTCGGCCACGCCGTGCCTCGTCACGCATCTCCTCTGCTCTAGCGTCTACAGCCTTTTCTCCAAACATTTCTTCTAGCATGATTTCGTCAGACATACCAGCCTCTTCGGCGGCAGCTCTAGCCTCATCAATAGCCAGTTGGGCTTGTTGTTGATAGAACCCAAGAATACTTTTTTCATAATCTTCAAGTTTGCCTTGTCGCCTTCGCATGCCGGCATTACGAACTGAAGTAGCCATGACCC